AGCAAAGGTTTTGGAAAAAGAATCATTAGAACAACCTTTTAACCAAACTGAAAACAAAAAATACTTACAAACAAAACCTGGTTCATTAGAAGAAGCAGTATTAATATCAAGAGGTCTAATACAAGAAAGAAGATATATGGTTTCTGCTCAATATGATAGTACTGGCGGAAATTATTATAACCTATATGTTGTTGTGGATGCTGCTAATGAAAAAGCCGCTATCGAAAAAGGAGAAACAAAAATTGAGAAATTAAGTAGTTCTTCTTTAGCAAGTAAAATAGGTATAGATGATCCATCTGGTGATGATACTGAAATTGCAGAAGTTGATACAAAGAAACCACTTAGCTGGACAGACATTAAGAAAGATACATCACCGTAAGAGAGAAGAATGGCAACCAAGACACAAAAAAGATTAAAAGTAAAAAGACTTGTAAAAGAGCAAATTATTCCGTCAAAGCGTAAATATAAAACTACTTACAAAGACATTAAAATATGGTTCAAGTATTTGAATGATGTTGTTTTTGATAGTAAACTTACACCTTTCAACGATATAAAAATCAAAAAAATTTACGATAGATTACATATATGGGGTCAAGTAGTAATAGTTGAACAAAAAAGAAAAGGCACAAGACAATATGTTTTAGAAATGTTGCCTTATTACCATACTAAAAAAGAATTTGTGGACACTCTTGTTCACGAATGTGTACACCTTTATCAGATGTCAAATTTAGGCGACACAGGAAATCACAACGCTGTATTCCACAGCTATGACAAAAGAGTAAGTCAAATCGGACTTCAACTTTAATCAATAATGAACGAGGTACTATATTATGGCACAGGTGAGAAGAAAATCCAAAGAACTAGACCATTATCTTAAACATATCATCAATGATGTCCCCCAAAAAATACAACATTTTTTAGAAGGAAATGATAAGTCTATGACCTATTATACTGGCAATTGGGCGGAAGATGTTTCAGATAATTTTACAGAAAAACAATCTGAAAAAATATTTAAAAATATGGCAAAGATTGTTGCTAGTGGAAATGTACAATTTGTCCAGAGGAAAAAGAAACCTATTAAAATAGGAACTTGGTCAGTATATGGAGAGAATCCACCACAATCTATTTCTTATTATGATTATATTGTAATTAGGAAGGCCTAGTGAATGACGAAAAAGGAATTAGCACAAAAAGTTAAAACAATATTACAAACGGTAGCAGGCATAATTATACTTGGTTGTGTAGGTGCTACTTACCAATACTTTCATCAACCAACAGTAGAAGAAGTAATAGATGAAAAAATAGTAGAGATTAAAAAAGAGAACGAAATTTTTATAGATGAGGTTGTGGCAGATTTAAAAAATTATGCTAATGAAGAGAATAAATTGGAAGTAATACAACACATTGAAAAGCCTGATTTTGAAATGAATAGCAATCAAACATTTTTAGATAGTGTTAATGCGTGTATAGATTATATCTATCACACCACTACAGATGTTTACCCTATTAATAGGGAATTACTATTAGCACAGGCAGCTTTAGAAAGTGGATGGGGTACAAGTAGATTTGCTACAGAAGGTAAAAACTTATTTGGTATGAAGACATTTGATTTAAGGGAACCACATATGTTGCCATCAAATAAATCAAAGAATTGGGGAGTAAAGGTTTATGACCATGAATGTGATAGTGTACAACATTATATAAATGTTTTAAATAACGGAAAGAATTTTACAGAGTATCAAGAACTAAAATATTCAGGTGAAGATGACCCCTTTAAATTATTAGAAACTCTTACATCATATGCTTCAGATGAAAATTATTTTCCAAAGGTTAAAAGGATAATTAAGTTGATAAGAAAGAATTATAAGCTTAATTATATTAGATAAATATTTATATTAGATAAATATAGATATGTTAACAGTTATAATAGTATTTTTAACAGCAATTTCTATATCAGTTATTGCGGCTGGTTATTCCATTATAGGTTTAGCAACCTTATTTGCAGGCGCCAAAGTCGCTATTATAGCAATGGGTACTTCACTAGAGGTTGGTAAATTAGTAGCTGCTAGTTGGTTGTATCATAATTGGAGAAATCCCTTATTACCTAAAACAATAAAAGCATACCTAACAACTGCTGTTATTGTTTTAGTTTTTATAACGAGTATTGGTATATTTGGATTTTTATCTAAAGCACACCTAGACCAAGTCAGGCCTGCTGGTGATAATGCAGTTAAGATAGAATTAATAGATAAACAGATTGACCAACAAAATGTTGTTATAGTAAGAGCAGAAAAGACCTTAAACTTATTAGACAAAGGTTTAGAAGTTTATATTGACAAAGAATATATAACCAGAGGATTAAAAGAACGTAAGAAACAAAAAGAAGAACGAGATTTTTTAAATAATGAAATACGCCTTGCTATGGATGAAATTCAAGTATTGATAGCAGAAAAAAGTGGCCTTGAAATAGAACAATTGAGAATAGAGGCAGATGTAGGACCACTTAAATATGTTGCTGAACTAATATACGGTGAAGAAGAAGCTAGAGACCATTTTGATGAGGCAGTAAGATTAATTATAATCTTTCTTATATTTGTATTTGACCCATTAGCGGTGCTGTTATTAATAGCAGCTAACATATCATTGAGGAGTAGAAAACTTGATAAAGAAAAAGAAAAAATCAAAATTGAAAAAGACTTCCAGAAGGAAGCTATTAACGCAAAAGCTAGAGCGAAAAGAGTCCGAGATAGAGAAAAAATTTATAAAGACTTTTTTAAAAAACTAGGTAAAAGAGACCTTAAAAATAGAGATTATGAAGACTTTTTTAGAAATATGGGGTCAGAGGAATTGAAGAGAATAGGTTTGGATCCAGATGAAATTCGTTTAAAACTTGACCAAATAATGGAATGGAACGAGTTACCAACAGATAAACACATACCAAGGAATAAGCGTTATGTGGAGGTTGCCAAAAAGTAAATAATGAGATATAATAGATAAACTATGTTAACAAAAGAAGATATAACAAGAATTAAACTACAAGGCGAAACGCAATTATGCAGAATCCAAGCAGCTGAAGAAGCCTGTAAGAGGTCAACGACTACTTGGTCTAAAAATTTCTGGTATAATACTTTCAAAAAACTTTGTAGGAAGTATAACAAAATGGACTACTTTAAGAAGTCTATAAATTAATGAATAATAAATCTATACTATATTGGATAATATTTAAAATAAGTTATCATATATCTTTTTGGTATTATATTATTAAGGGGTTATTTAAAAGATGAGTGATGGTGATAAAAAATTACAAGATTTTTATAATGAAGCGTTTGCTTTAGCTTGTACACAAGAACCTAGTTTAGTTGCAGGTGTTTTTATGGCACAGGCATTGAGATTATATAAATCATTTTTAAATGAAGATGAATATAATGGAATGGTTGATACTATTTCTGATAACAGAGAGAAGATAAAACCATTTGAAGAAATGAAGAAACAACGATTACATTAAGGAGAAAATAATATGCGAGATATGATATTAGAAACATTGAAGAAACACGCCGAAGCAGGTATTGAAAAACATAAAACAAATGTTGAAGTTTTAGTTTCAAATCCAGTAGGTGTTGCTGACCATCCAGACCATCTTGAAACAGTTGGTAAAGAATTGGACGCAATGGAAAAATATGAGTCACGATTAGAAATACTTAACAAATATTTCACAAAAAAAGACCCATTCAAACAATAATGCCAACATACGATTTTGAAGATACAAAAACTGGTAAGACATTTACAGAATTTATGAGTATGTCTGAAAAGGACAAATATTTAAAGAAGAATAAACACATTAAACAATGCCTTAATAAGATAAATATAGTAGGTGGTGTTGGCGGTATGAAAAACGACCAAGGATGGAAAGAGAACATGTCCAGAATTGCAGAAGCACATCCAACATCTCCATTTGCATCCAGATTTGGTAAGAAGAGTACGAAACATATAAAAACTCAACAAGTCTTGCAAAAACATAGAACTATAAGAAAAGGGATAAAGTAATGGCAAAAGATATACCAGATTTTATGCGTGAGTTTGATACCACAGATGATTGGGGATTAACACCTGTAAAATCGGTGCCTAAAGATGACAAGCAACCATCTATAGACCCAAGCATATTAGAGAATTCCAATCTTGAACTTGCAAAAGTTAAGACAGATGTTGGTGATATTAAAAGTATGATGAATGAAATCATGCAAATAGTAGCAGAAAAAGACCAAGTTACCAAAACACTATCAGGTGAACAGGAAACAGCTAGGTTTAAAGATATAGAAAAACTTATATTACCGTTTCTATATAATTTAATGAAGAGTGACGAACCTTATATACATTGGCCAAATAGGTCGCCTATCATAAAAGCACAAGTAGAAAAGTTAATGAAATTAACGAGAGGAAACTAAATAATGAACATTGACAAATTAAGAGAACAATTAAAAATTGACGAAGGTGTTAAATACGAAGTTTACAAAGACCACCTTGGTTATCCTACTTTTGGCATAGGCCATTTAGTAGTTGAAGGTGACGAAGAACATGGCCAACCAGTTGGTACGCCTGTATCAGAGGATAGAGTTAATTCAATATTTGAATCAGATGTAGAAACATATGTATCTGAAGCAAAGAAGGTATTTCCTAACTTAGATGAATTACCAGAAGAAGCACAACAAGTTATTGTGAACATGTGCTTTAATATGGGAGCACCTAGGTTATCTCAATTTAAAAAGTTTATTGCTGGCGTAAATGCTAGTGATTGGGATACCGCTGCTGTAGAAATGATGGATAGCCGTTGGGCAAACCAAGTTGGTGTTAGAGCAGAAAGATTGAGAGATAGAATTAAAAATCTCAACTGAGAGGCAGAACCGTTTAAGTCGGAAAGAGATAAGATGAATGATTTATATACGTTGAATAGAGTAATATAGGCTTGCCAAAACGACTAAAAAGGGTTATAATAGACACTACAATATGAATAGGATAATATAATGGCGAATTTTATAAAGTTACAAGAGTTTGATAGACCGAAAGGTAAGAGAGTAGATGGTATGCGTTTCTATGAAGTTGATGGTAAGGCGTTTCCGTCTATCACAACTGTATTAGGAGCATTACCAAAACCAGGTTTAGATAGATGGCGTGAAGCAGTTGGTGAAGAAGCTGCCAAATGGGAAATGAATAGGGCTGCTCGTAGAGGTAAGACTACACATATGTTAGTAGAACAATACCTTAAAGGCGAAACACCATCAACTAGAGATGTTTTACCACTAGGACTATTTGCTTTACTAAAACCTTATCTAGCACAAATAGATAACATACATTGTTTAGAAACAGTTTTATGGAGTAAGAAATTGACCATTGCTGGTCAAGTTGATTGTATTGCAGAATACAATGGTAAACTTTCCGTGATTGACTTTAAAACAGCAAACAAGGAAAGAAATGATGAATGGAATTTAAACTACTACATGCAGACAGCTGCTTATGCAATGATGTATGAAGAGTTATACGGAACACCGATTGAACAGATTATTATAATTATGGCATCCGAAGATGGTGCAGGTCGGGTATTCGTAAAAGATAAAGCAGAGTATCTACCAAAATTAGAAGAAGCAATACAACACTTTTATAAATACTACGAAGAGAAGACAAAAGACAAACTAAAGTCATAATGGTCT